GTAGCAACAGCATGTTCGATAATATCAGGTGCAGTTGCAGAAAGAATGAAACTATGGCCGTTTTTATTATTTTGTGTAATAATGACAAGTTTCATTTATCCAATTCAAGGTAGTTGGAAATGGGGTGGTGGATTCCTAGATGAGGCAGGATTTTTAGATTTTGCTGGTTCAGGTGTAGTTCATTTATGTGGTGCAACAGCGGCTCTTGCCGGTGTTTTAGTACTAGGTTCAAGAAAAGGTAAATATGTAGACGGCAAAGTAAACGCTATGCCTGGTGCAAACTTACCACTTGCAACACTAGGTACATTTATATTATGGTTAGGTTGGTTCGGATTCAATGGTGGGTCAGAATTAATTGTATCAAATGTTGCAGAGGCAAACGCTGTATCATTAATATTTGTAAACACAAACTTGGCAGCTGCCGGTGGTGTTATGGGTGCATTAATTGTATCTAAAGTATTATTTGGTAAATCAGACTTAACAATGGCACTTAATGGTGCAATTGCAGGTCTAGTTTCAATAACAGCAGAACCTTTAGCACCAACACCAGGACTTGCAACAATAATAGGTGCAGTAGGTGGCGTAATAGTAGTATTCTCTATCATCACTTTAGATAGACTAAAAGTAGATGACCCTGTTGGTGCTATATCAGCACATGGAACAGCAGGTATATGGGGATTACTTGCAGTAGTATTTACTACTGGAACACTATCAGCACAATTATACGGAATAATCGTAATCTTCGGATGGACTTTCGTAGTCAGTTCATTATTTTGGTATGCAATACATCTAACATGGGGTGTAAGAGTAACAGAAGATGATGAAGAAGTAGGAGTTGATGTATCTGAATGTGGTCTGGATGCTTATCCAGAATTTACAAAATCATCTGTAAAAGCACCTTCAGTATACCCAAAATAATAAGGAGTAAAAATGAAAAAAATATTAATGATAATGTTACTACTAGGTAGTTTCCCAACATACGCTTCATCAGTTAGTTATAACATAGGTTATATGTCAGACTACTGGTATAGAGGTGTATTTCAATCTGAATCAGCAGTAAGTTTTGGTGCTGATGTAGATACAGGAAATTTCTATGTAGGAACATGGATGGCAGATGTTGACCAAGGTATTGAAATGGATGTTTATGCAGGAACAACATTTAAAATATTTGGTTTTGATTCTTATGCTGGGGTAACAGGATATTATTATAGTGATAATTTTGATTCTGATTACGAAGAATTTAACACAGGACTTTCTTATGGACCTATGTCTTTTGATTATTCTGTGGGAGATTATAAAACAGCAACAGAACAAGACTATTCATGGTCAGAGGTTACGGCGAATATAACTCAAAACCTATCATTTAGTTATGGTGAATGGGGTAAAGACTTAAAAGGAAGTGTAACTAAAGTAAATTATGACATAACTTGGCATGATTTTGATGTAGGAGTTGAAGTAGGAAAAAATGATTCAGATTCAACAGGTGTAGCTAAATATGTAGATACTACATATGCAACATTTAGTTTAGGCGTGTCATTTTAATAAATAATAAGTATCAACCAGCATTGACATTTCGTGCTGGTTGATATATAATACATAGATAAAATATAATTGAGAACAAATATGAAATTTATACACACAGACATTGACAAGACAGTATTACCTCAAACAAAAGGTAAGAAAGTTGGTAATCACAGATTTTACGATATAGATGGTACAAACTATCCATCTGTAACTTCAGTATTGAGCATGAGAAAGTCAGAAGGACTTCAAAAATGGCGTAAATCAATTGGCGAAAATGTTGCTAATTGGGAAATGAGAAGATGTGCAAACAGAGGTAAATCTCTACACACATTAGTAGAACAATACATGAAGAACGAAACACCATCCATAAGGGATGTCCTACCATTAGGGTTATTTAAATTAATGAAACCCTATCTAGACCAAATTAATAACATTAGATTAGTAGAAGAAATTATGTATAGTAAAAACTTGACCATTGCAGGTCAAGTAGATTGTGTTGCAGAATACAATGGTAAACTATCAGTTATTGATTTTAAAACAGCAAATAAAGAAAGAATCGAGGAGTGGGTAGAAAACTATTTCCTACAATGTACAGCATACTCAATGATGTATACTGAAACATTTAATGAACCAATAGAACAGATAGTCATATTAATGGCTGCAGAAGATGGTTCAATGAAAGCATTTGTGAAAGAACCGAAAGATTATGAAGAAGAATTACAAAAGGCAATTCAAACTTTTTATGACACAGTTAATCCACAATTACAAGAGGTTAAATAGTTTAGGCACTCTACCACTTTAAGAAGTGCCGGAGCCTGGTGTATGCTCGGCACACAGAAATACACCCCAAGGATTTTATATTATGAACGCTAAACAATTCAGTCTAAAGATAGAACAAATAAAAAGAGAAAATGGCGACATGTCTTACATGGATGCCATTCTCTACTATTGCGATAAAAATACCATAGACCCTGCCGAAGTAGGAAGATACATTTCTAAAAGTCTAAAAGAAAAAATTACAATAGAGGCACAAGGTCTTAATTTGATTGAGAAAGGAGGAAAACTACCATTGTGAAGTATGACCCATATTATTATGATGGCTTTGCAGTTTACAGAAAATATTTAGCATATAAGTTGCATTTCACAACAGACAAGTATGATTATACAGAACATGGTGGAATGGTACATACTAAATTATCAACATTTACACAAAGAAATGATAGATATATGTTTCATAAATTAAGTGTAAAGTATAATCAAGAAGAAATAGATGACTTTATGATTGCAAATTTTGTTAAAAAGAATAAAGCATGGTCAGGTAGTTTATTAGAAAGAGATAGTCATGAGACATACTTACAATACAGAAAAAGAAAAGAGGCAACAAATTACTACTTCAAAGAAGATTTGGGTAGAGTACGGTCTCTTATTGATATGGACAATACTAAACCCAACCATGTTGTTACTGTTAGTGATGGCCAGCATCCAATACTTTTACGACATTGTATTGGAAATAAGATTACTAAAGAGACATTAATAATTATGGATTATCATTTAGATTTTATGAGAGATTGGAATAAAAACATAACAGATAAAATTGTGTGGCCAGATTTTTATAAAAAGGTACAAAAGTTTAAACCGTTTTTAAAGTTTAATCAAACAGAAACAAAAATAATATTAAAGGAGAAATTGTTATGAGTGATGATTTTTTAAAGTTAAGAAAATATAGTAATGAAGAAAGATGGCAATTACTTGCTGACTGTATCAGAAGTGGTCAAGTAGAAACTAGAGAATTACTACAAGAATTTGATAAAGACCCGGAGTTTAAAGAGTGGTACAAAAAGAAATATCTATTGGACTAGATTGGTGGATTAAATGGTTTTCAAGTATCGTATTGATATTGGGTGCATTGACAACCACAATGAATCTATATCCATATAATATGTACTTTCAATTTGTAGGTATTACAGGTTGGTTGATAGTAGGTATAATGTGGAAAGATTGGTCATTAATTGTAGTGAATGTGGTAGGTTCTACAATTATGTTTATAGGAATTATACACTACCACTTTTATACAGATTGGTATTTAAATATTTATGAACGATATCAGGAGGCAAGATTGATATGGAACTAGACAGAGACGGAGATGGTTTTTTAAAAAATACAAATGATTGGTCAGAAGAAGTTATGATTCAAATGGCTGAACAAGATGGTTTTTTAATTACCGATGAAATAAAAACATACATTGAAAAGGCAAGAGAAATGTTTAACGAGAGTGGTACTGTACCAGCAGTTAGAATTTTTGCAAAAGAATTTGGTATGGACAGAAAGGCAAGTAAACTTTATGAAGTGTTTGAATCAGGACCAATGAAGAAGATTGCTAAGTACGGAGGGTTACCAAAACCGACAGGTTGTGTTTAATGAAATATATCATAATCTTTTCACTATTAATATTAACATCATGTGCAAGTAGAATACATTTAGGACCTGATGTTATAATTGGTAGTAATGAGATAGATATACCTAAACCGGAGATAGAATGAAACAAACAATAGAAATAATTATTGCAATAGTATTAATACCAACATTTGTAGTAGGACTTATGATATTTTCTACTAATGAATTTTCTCTACTATCAGGATTCTTAACATGATGAATATAATAAATGAATTTATATTATCATGGTGGCCTTTAACAACAGGCATTATTATGGTAGGTGCAATTATAGTTATTTACTTTACAAAAGAGTTAGAATGAGTAGAGCATTTTGCATAGGTAATGGTGAAAGTAGAAAAGGTTTTGATTTAGAACAGTTAAGACCTCATGGTAAGATATATGGTTGTAATGCTTTGTATCGAGACTTTACACCTGATGTACTTGTTGCAGTAGACCATGGCATATGTCATGAGATATTTAATAGTGGTTATTGTCAAAAGAATGAGGCATGGTTTAGAGACTGGACAAAAGTACCTG